TTAATCGACAACAATCGCAAGAAGCCTCTCAGTTGCTCGATGCCGTCACTATACAAGATGACATTTGCTTTGAGATTAGGGTTGAAATCAGGCGTAAATTGAACACTAGAAGAGATGGTTTGCTCGACTTCAAACAAGTGCGAGAAAATCATATTGTTTTTCTTAGAGCCGGGAAGTGTTATTGTCTTCGACCACTCACTAGAACGCGATTGAGGCTCTCTTATGTCTGCAATAGAGCGAGTGATAAGAGTCGAGATATTGTTGTACGTGTCTAGTCTACCGTTTATTTGTTGCCCACCAAATGAAGACTCCCAAACGGTGAATGAATCAGGCCATAACTGCAAAGCGTTTTGCCATTCAACGTTATTTGTTTGCGCTAAATTTAAGGGTATATTGACGTAAATCTCTATCATTGTCTTTGTCTCTTACTATCGAACGAATATACGATGTCTAGTTCTAGATTGAAGACTTTGTCTTGAACGTGCTTCTTGACTTCATAGTTCGCAGTCTCGATGTTCACCGCTACGAGTGTAGTGCCATCGTACGCAAACACGACAGGCGAATCAATCAAGTCTTTGAGCCATTCGCTTTGTGCTTCTGTAATCCAATTCGAGAACATCTTCACACGATGACTCGTGATTGTGTCGTAAGTTCTAGAGTTGAAAGAAGACGTTTCATAAGCGTATGTCGCACCTAGCGTGTAAGGGTTTGCTTTGTACGTCTTGCGCTGTGTGTCAAATGTGTCACGACGAACTAGATTAAATCTGTAAGAATCAAAGCCACCTAGAGAGTTCAAGAAAAACAAGTCAGTCGTCTCGTACTTTGTACACTCGTCAATCAAACTCACGCGATAAGTCTCGCTTAATGTTGTAGCACCATTCTTGAGAACGATGTCGTAGTATGTAGCACCGCTAGGAATTGTCAACTGAGAACCGCTAGGAATGCGCACAATCGTTGCGCTAGGTAGCGTCAACGTCTGAGTCGATGCGTTTGAGTATGTGATGACTGCGCTTGTCGCTGTGTTGCGTATAGCGTAGAGAAAGTCTTTTTGTGTGCGATGAATAATCTTTGAGCGAATAGGTGTCAAGAACTTGCCATCACCATCCATTGTGTATTGACCATTGTAGTTGACCAAGTCAATCGCGTTGAGTGATGCGTTCCACACGTTACCTGTTGCGCTTGTCAAGTTTGTATACTCTGTGATACTACCTGTCGCGCTAGTTGAGTACTCGTAGCCAAACTCTACTTTGTAAGACATCGCGCTATTTGTGCAACCACTAGCGAGAGTGTCGTTGACGTTGAAGTCGTAAGTGACGTAGTTCTCTAGAATGCGCGAGATGTTGAAGACACCTTTGTTTGTAGAGCCGTAGTAGATAGGTGCTTTGAGTTTCGCAAGAGAAGTAGTGTTTTGCTTTACTTCACAAATGAACTTGAAATTGTCTTTTGTGTAGATTGCACCGCTAGACTCTGTGATTACGAAGTTCGTATCATTGTACGCGGGTGCGTTTGCGTTTGGTTGTTGTGTGATTGAGAGTGCCACTTCTTAAAATAGCGAAGCAACACTCTCGTCTCAAATCAACTTATAGGTTGATAGTAATTGCACATTATATTGGTTCATTGCACTCAATTTTGCACAAATTGCACAATAGATTGTGTATCTCTAAGTTAAAAACTTGATGAGATTTTTCAACTTTAACGTTGATTTTTTGTGACATTATCACAATTATTCAACTTTAACGTGTCATATAATACGCAAACGCATATAGTTTTGTACGTTTTATGACAAGTTATATGTTTAAGCGTATACTATAAATCGACACTATTCTCAAAAAGTGTCAAAATATAGTAACAAATTTCTACTAGTATTTGTTACAACATCTCATTCAGAACAGCGATGACGTAGGGTTGAAATCCTTTGTTTGCGCTTTGCTCTAGTCGTTTGTTGCGCTCTTGCGTTTGTGCTTTGTAGTAAGCGATTGCGTTGAAGAACTCAATCAATGACATCTCTAGAAAGAACTCCCATTTTGTTCTGTCACGATTTGCCATCTTGTCGATGAGTTCTAGCCACGAGAAAGGACTTACCTCTACTTGCTCAAGTTGCTCATCTCCTGCTTCAAATAATCGAGGGTAGCGGTCAACAACTGCGGATAGAGTGCCAAGAAAAAAGATGCGTAAGCGTAAGCGAATGAACAACTCAACGTCTTAAAGTCTTCGCATCGTGACTCAAAGTTCTGAGCGACTTGACCTTTGTTGATTTGAACGCGACGACCAAAGATGTCTACTTCGTACGATAGCATCGCTAGAATCTTGTGTAAGTTCTCAATGATGTCGTCTGCTTTGATTTGCTGTAACTCAATAAAGTGGTGAGCGTTCATCTCTTGTGCGTTCGTGATAAGACGATAGCGTTTCTTGTAGTGCTTAAAAGCGAACAAAGGTTTGTCGTCAGGTAGTTCGTTCAAGAACGTCAACTTCTCTACTTCTTTAAGTATCTGCTCAAGCGACATCTCTTCTACTTCGTCTATGTCAAGACGCTTGACGATAGCGATTTGATGTACACGTCTTTCTACGCCTTCAAAGTGATTGATTGAAGCGAGTTCTTGTAGTTGTTCGATTGTTATGTTTTTCCAATTCATTGCGTTTCAATTTGTAACGGGTTAAGCAAAATAAAAAAGTCCCGGTTTGTTCTTCGACTTGCAATCTAAAGCGAGAGCAAGAGAGCAAACGCAGTCGTCGTGTAGTCCGCTAGGTGCTGAGTATCTTACACCTGTTCTTGTGTACTCGTATTCAAAAGATTCCATCTCGTAACCGATAGGCTCTTCGGGAAAGCGTATTTCTGTGCGTTGTACTGCAAGAACTAGACCCTCGATGAGTTGTTGCTTAGATTGAGATGTGAACTTAAAGCCTTGAGCGCGAGAACACGCTCGTTGAATTTGCTCTACTATCGGGTCGCCTACGCCTGTTGAGTCGATAAAAGCGGGTGTGTTTTGTACTAGTTGTATGATTCGTTGTTGAGTTTGCCCCCAATCTGCTTGAAAGCGTTCGCAATATGATACGCAATTATTCGCATCGATACCAATGATGACCGTATAGTCAGTGTATTTCGCTAAGTCAATACCATAAGCAACGACTTGATTGCTTGTCACAGGTTGATAACACGCTCGAATAGCATCAATACCAAAAGGATTTGATTTGTCGTCAGCAGGTTCTGCAAGATACAACTCATCGAACACGTGTTTTGGTAAGTCTCTCTTTGCTTGTTCTACTTCTTCGCGTTGCAAGATACCCTCATTGACTGCGTCGTACGCTGTAATCTTGAAGTACTCGTAGTCGTGTTCGCCTTGCTTTGCTCGTTCGCCTAGTTTGTAGAACCAATTCTTTTTGCCTTTGACGTTACCTATCAACTTACATTTGCCTTGCGTTGCGGTGAGTGTAGAACGTAGAGCGAACCACGACTCTTCTCTTGCTCGTGATGCTTCGTCAAAGACACAAGCGTACACGTCGTCACCATACAAGTTGTCGGGCTTCTCTGCGCTCTTGAACTCTATTCTTGCGCCTGTCGGCAAAGTCAACAACAACTTCGACTCGTTCGTCAAGAAGAAGTTCTTGTCTGTGACTTGCGTCTTCATACGACGATACGCGATTTCTGCTTGTTGGTATACAGGTGCAACCCACCACACGCTTTGACCATCTCGCAACTTGAGTGCTTGTTCGAAGAGCCATATGATGTGTGATGCAGTCTTGCCTGTTTTAGTACTCGCCGCTGTGATTGTGTATCTTGCTTTTGAGTCAAGTATGTTTTTTTGATAAGAAGTCAATCGAGGGCGAACGTACTCTATTTGCATACGCTTTCGTAGAATTTAAGACGTGCGATGTTCCACAATTTAATGTCGTGAAACTTCTTGCAATACTGCGCGTTGCTAGTACCTAAGTGAGAAGCGTTTGTGAGTGCTTGTTTTATTGAGTCATACCATTCGTCATTCTTTGCGAAGATGACACCACCATTGTCGATGTGATTGAGATATGGTTCACACGCGCTTACTACGATAGGCAAGTCGTACGCACTCGCTTCGAGAATCTTCAACTCGCTCTTGCAAGAATTAAACTTTGTCGTTTGTAGAGGTGCGATTGCTACGTCAAAGTGTTTGTAGACTTCACCGTAAGCGTTTGCGCTAGTGCCTCGAACGACGTGAAACCAATCGCCTTTGAACATTGAGCAGATTGAATCCCATATGTCGCTAGGTGTGTAACCGCACAAGTAGAAGTCAATCAAGCCTTCGTTGCCTAGACGAGTAATGTCATCAACGATGAGTTTTAAGTCTTCGTGATGTGTGATGCCACCGACCCACCCTACTTTGAATTTCTCGTTGTCTAGACGTGAGTGTCGCCATTGCTCGTGTTCGTAGTCTAAGCAGTTAGGCAATACGATTGCATTCTTGTTGTATTGCTTGACTTGGTCAAGTAGTTGCTTCGTCGTGCAAGTGACACCGTCTGCGTAGTGTAGAGCGTCTTTGATTGCGTTCTTGATGCCTTGACGATACGCCCAATAAGCGGGATTGAATTTAGGCAATACCCAATAGTCGTCAACGTCTACGATGTATGGTGTTTTTGCTTGAGCGATTCGCTTCAGCACATCGTATTGGTATTTGCCCAACCATCGTGAGAAAACAACAAGGTCATATTTGGAGAAGTCAACCGTCATCCATTGCTCTTGTGATTGGCAAATATCTATTGTCGCTTGTCCGTCCAACTGCAAACGAAGATGCGGTGTATAGATGCGGTGATAAACCACACCATTCATTCCGTCAGTTAATATCAATAAGTTCATTTAGTATTTTTTCAAAGGTGTAGTTCTTGTTGTAATCGTAAGCGACTCCTCCCATCGGAATCACATTCGGGCAATGATGATAGGACTCAAGCATTCGGTTCACTTTCATTTGCTCTGCAAGTGCAAAGGTTGATGACTGATTCCCAATCACCAACTTCACGGAGTTAATGACTTGTGCCAATGCCAAAGCATCTCTCACCTTTAGGTGTTCACAACCTAACTGAAAGCGTGTGCAGAATGCGTGATATTCCTCTTCGTATCCAAAGAAGATGCACTTGTGACCCTTGAGACATTTGTAGTTGATGTCATTGTTGCGATAGCGTGTGCTAAAGTTCAAAAGGATTGTGTCCTTCATCTCTTCAATCGGTTCAGGTGCAATCACACAAGGTTGAGTCAAGTCACAAGTCAATTCGGGATACACAAAGAAATGGCTTCTTCTTAAATCCCCAGCACTCAAGTTGAGTTCGTGCCTTCGGAATTTGTCAAAGTCATAGACGATGTCAGCGTGAGAGTTCATCTGCACACTTTGGATGTAAGGTTGGAACTCAAGCAATGGTTTGATGTAAGCATACGAGATTGGGTTCATACAATAACCACCACCGGGATGATTCGGTGTTGAGTTCTGCTCACGGAATCCGATGTGGAAGTCAATCTTCTCTCCGTGCAACTCCGATGCTTTCTTTGTTGCAGAAAGGGAATAGATTAAATCACCGATATGTCCTGACTGAATTACTCTCATTCGTTCGGTGGTATAGGGATAGGCATCCAATATCGTACGTGAATCAAACGATTCGTGTATTCGTCAATCCACATATCGTCCATATAACGAGCGAGAGTGACTTCGTCTGTTTGATTGATGACGAGTTTCAAGTCTTCGTCGTGCGGTGGTAGTACATCGCTACCTCTCCAACTTTTTTTCATTAGAACGGTAATTCTTCAGTTTTCTTTGGTTGTGGTACACTCACAGCGTGAGTCGCTCTTGATTTCTCGTGAGGTGCTTTCATCTTCTTGCAGTTGATTCGTACGTCACCGTATTGATTGACGATTAGTTCACCGCTTTCGATAGCGTCATTCAGTTTCTTGATGTTGATTGAGAGATTGATTCCGTACTCGTTCTCCCATCCATTGCCGATGTAAGTTGTCATTTAGTCTAGTTTAAGTGTGATTTTGATTGGTTCTTCTGTTTTGATTGTCGTCTCTACTTCTTCTTTTGGTTTGCCGTGGACTCTAGTTAGCAAAGTCTCAAGCGAGAAGAGAGAGTTCTTGTCGTGTGATTTGAGCAACGCACCTGCTACGATGCGCTCTAGAATAGTATAGTCGTTACCCTTGTCAATCTCTGTGAGTTCTTCTCGTGACATCGCGACCATATTCATCAACGTTTGATTGATGTCGTCTTTTGAATAGCCTAGTCCTTTTAGTTGGGTGACTAGTTTCTTTGGTCTTCCGTTCGGGTTTGCATTGTTTCCCGGCTTGAATGGTTTTAGGTTTTGTGGATTTGGCATAGTTTACACGTTTTACTCACGATTCTGACACTTGCTCAAAGCGATTCGATGCTTCTCTTTGAGAAAGTCTTTATATTGTTTTTGGTCTCCGAATTTCGTGTGACATTCTCGACACAACGCTTGAAGATTTGTGATGACATCTTTGATTGATGAGCCACCCATTCCACGTGCTTCGATGTGGTGTATGTCAACGGCTGTGCGTTCACAAACTTCGCAAGGTATGAAGTCGCTTATGTCGTAGCCAAAGTGATTAAAGTATGTCATAACGTGTTTCTTCATCTCATTTCAAGATTGTCTTCGTTTAAGATGCGATGTAGTTCGTCTCTTGCTTCTTGAAACGCGTTGATTGCTTCTGCGTGAGCGTCATCACTAGCGTACTTGACTTTCGTTCTGAGATATTGGTCGAGTTGCCACATAGCGTGTGACCACTTCCAACCATTGATAGCGTCTTCAAATTGCTCTTGTTCTTGTGTCAAGTCAAACTCAAGTGTTGCTTTCATACATTTTCTTTGCGTAAGAGAATCCTGCGTTATATGCTTCTTGAAGATGTATCTTCTCGTCGACTAGTAGTCGCTCTTGCTCTGCTGTGTGAGGCATTGCTTGTGGGTACATTGCTCGAAGATAATCAAATAGTTTTTCTATCGGTGTTTGCATTGTCTACTTTGTTTATTGTTGTTCATTGTTCTTCTTTCTTCTACGTTTTGGTTGCTCGTCGTCTGCGATAGTCGCTCTTTCGATTGCTTGTTGTTTCTCTCTCCATTCTGCTTGTTCTTTGATTGAGTTTAGTTTCTGCTGACAGAAAATCAATAGCGAGAAGTAACTCTCTACAAAGCAAGTTGAGCAAGATGGCATTGAGCGCCCATACAAAGATTGATAGACGCTTCTTAAACGATGCGCTTCTTCAGGATTTAATGACAAGACTTGTGTCTTTTTGTACGTGTTGTATTTGGGTTCAAGTGATACAACAAACTCGATGTCTTCAAAGTTCATATTTTTGTCTCTAGTAGTGCTACAATGATAGTCGAAATTGACGCATAAAGAACGCCTGTCAATCCATAGTGATAAGTAAAATAACCTAAGCCAATCCAAAACGACATACAAAATGCGCAGTCAAAAGGCTTTAATCGTCGCCAATTAAAAGGGTTCGGACCATACAAAAAGGTCTTGATAATGTCAGCAGGTTTGCCAAAGTTTACGAGTATGATGCTCAATGAAGCGATACCCAAGATTTCTAGATGTGTCATAAGTAATTTTCTTTGATGTAAAGTTGTGCTAGTATTTGTGACTTTGTAGAGTGAGCGTTGAGTTCTGTCTCGTAGCCGTCGACAAACGCTTTCTTCAAGAGTTCTTCTTCTTGTTCGATGAGTCCTTCAAATTGCTTGTGAAGTCTTTTGACTTCTTGCGCTCTAAAAGTGTCACCTGCTTCTTCGTGTAGTTTCGCGAGATTTGTCATAAATCTATCGACGAATTTCATTGGGGTTTGTTTTTTCATATTGTTCTTGTACTAGTTGTTTCATAAGTTTTACGACGCGAAGTATCTCACGTACGCTGATTCCTGTCTTGCGATGTAGTGAACGCGCTGAATTACCATCAAGCCACATCTTAAAGAGTTCACGCTCGTACCAATGAGAACTCTCAATGATGAAGTCGTACGCTCGTATCTTGTTTCTCTCTTGCTCATAGTCTTCTTCTTGTACTAGATGGTCTTTGTCGTCACTTGATAGATTACACTCATACACGTCAACGCTGTCGTAGATACGATTCTGTTGAAATGGGTGACGATTACCATTGATTGCTGTGTGTAGTACTTTAATTGCCCACCATTGTAAGTATCCGTCGTTGTGTAGTTTCTCAACATATGCGTCATCTTTTTCGAGTAGTAGTAGAAAAAAGTATTGATAGAGTTCTCTTGCTAGTTCTTTGTTCTTTGAGATGCGAAGACAAGTATCGAAGACCCACTTTTGAGTTGTTAGATTTTCGATGATTTGCGACTTCTTCAACACTACAAAAATAGAAAGATTATTTGTAATTACAAATTATTTTTTCTCAATCGTTACAAAATAGCCGTCTTTCTCATATCGCTTCTTCGTGCGCAACACATCGCTCTCTTCTTTCAAGATGTGTATCGACGATTGTAGACTCTTCGTTGCAATAAGAATCCAATAGTCCGTGAGCCTGTTGATAGGTCTTGGCGAAGTTTCTGTCATATTCAATCAAGTCTTGTGTTTGCCGTACGCTGTGAATGATAGTCGAATGGTCACGATTAATGATTCTACCTATCGACTCTAGTGACATTCTCAATGTACGTCTACAAATGTAGTTAAAAGTATGTCGAGCGTAGAGTATGTGTTGAGTTCTGTTCTTTGAGTAGATGTCGTCAGGTGTGATGTTGTAGATTTGACAAACTGCTCTCATAACGTCTGCCCATTTTGCGCTTGTTTGTGTTATGTCAATCTTAGGTCGTAAGATTTCTCGTCTCAAATCGTTTATCAATTTCTCGTATTGATTCTTTTGTTCGATAAGTAGAAGTCTCATTCTACGATTTTCTTGCTTTGCGGTGTGTAAATCTTGAAAGTGGTTCATATTAAAATAGAGATATTTGTCTTTGTGATACATCTTTATACGCGTTTGCGTCAAATCTAATAATATCAAGAACTCTTTCATCATTAAATATGTCTCCAATATATTCAAATGATTTTGTGATAGACTCCTTTCGTAATTTTAGACCGCTATATCCTTGTGCTATTAATTTATCATTTTGTTTTTTTGTTGCTTCAACATTGTCATTTACCATACACACTCTCCAACTACCTGATTTTTCACGTTGATTCCACAATGCTGGATTTGATGTTTTAGTATAAAATTTTTTCCCATCGCTTTTGTACAATTTTGCAATATATGTACTAATTGCGCCTCCTATTCCCATACCTTGATAATCTGGCAATACTACTGTTCTAGACATTCTCCAAGCATTTTGTATGGTTCCACTTGGCAATGGCAATACAGCATTGAATGCAACCGGTTTATCATTCCATATAGTAACAAAACATTTTGCACTCTTTGATAATTCATCAGTCAAATAGTGATGGTGTTTGAATATACGCCAAGTTTCATATCTACATCGAAATACCTGAAGTTCGATTTTTGGTCTTGATTGCCGAAGATAGTCGTGTCTCTCGACACGCCCCTTCAATGGTGAATATGTCCAATCGGGTAACAACCACTCCATAATATCAAAGTGACAACTAGCAAGAATGATTTTTTTGTTGTTCTTGCGTATGAATTTTTGAAGCGCATAAGACATCGCTTTTGCTACGTCTCTATCTACTACACTTGTGTACTCATCCACAAGTACAACTTCTTGTTCTTTTGCACTACCAACAAGATACGCAAGTTGTGCGCGATATTGTTCACCATTTGACAGCGTTCTATATGGTCTCAACCACGTAGGAACACTTGACAAACCCATTGAAGACAAAAGTAAACAAGCGTCGCTAGGTTGCAACCAATTAAAGTTTGAGATAAGAGACTTCGATTCGTCGAATTGAATCGTTCTAATCGCGCCAAAATGCTTCAAAAGAGTTGATTTACCTGTGCCACTACCTCCGTAGATGACTCCAATGTTCCAATCAAAGTTTCTACACTCTGCAAAATTGACAGGTATTTCTACACTTGTCTTTGTCGAATCTTGAATGTCAAACGATTCACACACATATCGAGTGTATTCGTCTTCAAGTATCGTGTTCTCTAGTTTTATTGTTTTCATATGCGTTCTTTGTATTCTGTTAGTTTGCCTTCAAATGTAGTAGGTATTGTGCAACATTCACCGTTGCGATTCTTTGCGATAATCAACTCCGCTTCTTCTACGTCAGGCTTCTCTGTGTCGTAGTAAGCAGGTCTAAAAGGAAACATCACAATATCTGCGTCTTGTTCTATCGCGCCTGACTCTCTCAAGTCTGACAACATAGGTCGTTTGTCTTGTCTCTCTTCGCTCTTACGTGACAACTGCGCAAGTACGATGACCGTGATTTTTAATTCTTTTGCTAGTAGTTTCAAACCGCGTGAGATTTCTGCTATCTCTTGCTCACGATTTGCTTTTGTGCCTTTGATTAATTGTATGTAGTCGATGACAAGTAAGTCAAGACCTTTGCGAGACTTGTGCAACTTCGCCTTTGCTTTGATTTGTGCGATAGAAGTATCAACGTCATCGTCTATGTAAAACTCGATAGTTTGATTGTTTGCTGTGTTGATGACTTTGTCTATCTCGATTTGTTCTAGACGACCATTGCGTATCTTCCAATTCTCGATGTTGCCTATCAATGACAAGTATCGCTTTGCAAGTTGCTCGTTTGACATCTCAAGCGACAAGAAGAGTGCTTTGTGATTGTACTTTGCAAAGTCTTTTGTGAGCGTGAGAGCGATTGCAGTCTTACCCATTCCCGGACGACCTGCTACGACAATCAAGTCGCCTTCGTTGTACCCACCAATGTACTTGTCTAGATAGCGCCATCCTGTTTGTTTGCCTGTGAGCGCACCACCTTTGATACTATTCTCTACTATTTGGTCAACAACTTTGTTTGTGACTTTGACTATTGAGTCAGGCTCTTTGTGTGTCGAGAAAGTAGTCTCATCAAGAATCGACTGCAAGTCTTTTACCATCTCATCAAGTTCTTTTGATAAATTCAAATGTGACAATCTATCGACGAGCGTTCGTTTGATGTAGTTATATTCTAGAGTTTGAAGATGTTTTTTGATGTTTGTCAAACCACTTGCTTCTTGTTGTATCTTGATAATCTCAATAACTTCTTTTTTTGTGAAATGCTTTGAGAGCGTCACCAAGTCAACAGGTTGATTGTCGTAGTACAAGTGTGTCATCGCATCGACGATACGACGTGAGAAGTCTTCTGTGAACCAATTCTTGTTGATTTGTGGTAAGTAATGTCTTGCGTCATTGTAGAACAGCAAGTTTGATAGTATCATTTGTTCTAGATTCATAGTGTTGCAAGTTTATGTTGATTTGTTGATACTTTCAAATTGTTTTGTTTCCAAGTGCGAACTGCTGACTTCCAATCTTTCATCTTGTTTTTGCCTATCATCCAACCCTTTGATTCATAAAAGTCAAAGAACTTGTTTGATACGTCATTCATTCCTATTGAATCCATATATTGACTTAACTCGTCTAGAGTTGGTTTGACAAAGCGTTTACTCTTTGTATTATTTACATCTTCATTTTCATTTTCATTTTCCATATGTTCTTCATATGATTTACATATGTTACTCATATCTTCTTTCTTCTTACGATTATTTGCTCTTGATTCACTATACTTCTTTCTCTTCTCGAACTCGTCTCTCATACGCTTATTGTAGTAGCCTTCGTCTGATTTATCGAATTTCTCATAGATGTCTTCATCATATGAATCACATATCTTCAACATATCTTTCTCGCTTAGTACTCCTTTTTGATGTTGTATACAAAGTAGTCGTATGTATTTACCTACTTGTTCGTTTGACATCAACGTTGTACCTGTTAAAAAATCGCTCGTGTAAAATAACACTGCCGGGTCTTTGCTCATTTGTTTTGTATTAAAAAAGCCCTCAAGCGAGTACCGAAGTGCGAGTTCGATACTTGCCGAGGGCAAAGGTCTGTTGATAGTTGTCTCGCACACAACTTTAATACCTTACAAAAATAGTGCTTTGTAACTTAATAGCAAATTATTCTTTTATTGAATATCTACCAAAGCCTTCTGTCTCATCGCACACGATGTCTAGTCCTTCTTTGTGACGTAGTACGTGAATCAATGCGGCGAGTCGAAACGAGCCATACAAGTTCAAAGCGTCGATTGGTGTGATAGACTTACCATTCATCAAATGTGTCTTCACTTTTTTGAGTTGTGATTCTTTTTTCATATTTTTTTTGTTATTGATTTTTCATATACATTCGCGCAAATTATTTACTCTTGCTCGTCATATTTACCACAATAGAAACCTAAAGTAAAAGAGATGACGATAAAGCCTAGCCATATAGCAAATTGATATTGTGTCATATGATTCTAGTTTTAACAATTTCAACAATCTCAGTGAAGTTGTCACCGCGTACTTCGTAGTGATTGTACAATGAGATGGGCGCAAGTTCGTTCACTTGCAACTCCATTGAGTAACTTTCTTCAAGTTGATGTTGTATCTCTTCGAGAGTAGGTTCACTATCAAAGACACACAAAATGTCTTTGTCTTCGTTCACGAGAACATAGCCAATGCCATTCAATCTGTTTGCAAATTGTTGAGCGTAGACGTTCTTCTCAAAACGTGCAATGATTGACTGATTGTAGTAGACGCGATATTCGCTCACGTCGTTGATTGTTGCTTGTACGATTCTTGTATTCATTTTGCTTTGCCTTTATACATTTTGTTGAGTTGTTGACGTTGATGTTGAATCGCTTCGTTAAAGCCTTCAATGAATGTGTCTTTTTCGAATTGATACGGAGTCGCTTCTTTAGTTTATCTCTTCGACTTCTTTGTCAACACGTGACTCGCGTACATCACCGCAATGGTGATAGGAGTCAATACGATTGGGTATATGATGTCTAGTGCCATAGTCTTGTAAATAGTGGGGGCTTTTACACCCCCATTTTGTTTTTAACCTCTTACGCCTCCGTTATATCCTCTTTTAACTTTGTAATAAGCAGTAGTGTAATTATTCTGCTTTGCAATTTTGCAGGCTTCATTAATGTTTGATGCAGTAATGTAGTCCAAAATAGTAACGCCGTTGCTAGCAATTACGAAATAGGTGTTTTGTTGTTCGTTTTTCATATAGCAAATATACAACTAGAAAACATATGCGCAAGTACTTTGAAATCTTTTTTTCTATTTATTTTGCTTTATGACAATTCTATGACACTTTGCAGTAAGTTACCTGCGTAGTACAACTTCTCGTCAATCAAGTCTTTTACGTCGTCAAGCGTGATATTTACTATGTGCGTACGATGTGAGTTTACAAAGCGAGGGTCGTAAGAAACAAAGAACGCATTCTCACACGCTGTCGCTATCATACCCATTTGAACTTGCCAATAGTAGTCAGGATGTTGAGACTTCAAATCTTCGTTTGCCTTGATTGAGAAGTTGCGCAGATGAATACCACTATTGAAAGGACACTTGAACTCAACGATAAAGTCATCACCTAGAGCGTCAGGCGAATAGCCACCAAAGTCACCGTATTCTACAAAGACGAATGTCTCACCTCCGTAGTACGTCGCTAGTGTGTTAAAAGGGTCAAACGCTTCATACGCTTGACGTTCGTGTTCTTTGCCCCATTCAAGAGCGCGACCATAGATTTCAGGTCTTATGCCTGTCAATATCTCTGCGCCTTTTTCATAGACAAATGTCTTTGCAGTTTCACTCAAGTACTCCGATTTGTTTCTCGGAGTACCCATCAACTTGTGAATCTGTGAAGCGGTAAATCTAGAGCGTCGCAATTCTTGCCACTGCTCTTCACTTTGCGTAGTCGTAACCATTCTCAAACATTCATTTTGCAGTCGACAACAATTTGTAGTCTACTTCGTTCAAGTGATACTTGTTTGTGATGTCAGAGATTTTACCACCACGAGTGATGTGTTCTACTGCTTTTGCCCAATTAGCGTGTTTAGGTGTGAGCGTTTCTTTCTGTGGTGCGCGGCCCATTGCTTTCTCGCCATCGTCATCGTCGTCGATGTTGAGTCCTAAGATTGCACCTAGAGCGTAACGACGTGCGTACGTGATTGCAGAACCCATCGCTTGAGGGTCGTTCTGTTTTGCGACAGGCATCTTGTAAGACGCTTCAATCCATTCGCCACTCTCGCTGTGAATTAAGAGAGTAGTCAACGCGTCGTCGTCAGGTAGTTGCGCAAACGCAAGACCGCAATCGCTGAGAGGTTTTTGAATAGTGTCTAAGATATTCGCGAGTGATGCGTACTTAGACTTGAAGAATGGGTTGTTTGCTTCTTTCGACACTTTGCCGATTGTTGCTTGAAACTTGCACAAAGCAAGTCCAATGTTCTTGATTGATTCACTTTTGTTCATATTAGTTTTCGATTTGTTCAATGATTTCTTTTGCTGTCTTGAATACTTTGACCGCTGTCGGGTGATACACGTCACCTTTTAAGTACTTACGAATAGTTGGAAGCGAGAGACCTGTTCTCTCGTGAATAGTCTTTTGAAGACCGTGATAGTGCTTGTGTTTTAACTCTTCTTGAATTTGTTCGATGTTTGTCATACTGCACAAAAGTACAACAATTCTTTCACTATGCAAACAAAATAGAAAAATTATTTGATGTCTATCGAGAAAATTCTATTTCCTAGTTTTGTAGCAAGTTCGTTTGAGATGCCGTCTAGAAGTTGTTGATTCCATACGTTGCGTATGAATTTTGTAGGTTTGATGCCTCGACGACCTATGGCGTTTGCGATTGCTTGTGCTTTGTTGCGACGTGCTTTGATAGGGTCTTCACCTTTTGACGCTCGTGTTTGTATACCTTTGTCGATGAGCCATTGTTCTATCGCTTGTACAGGTGGACGCTTACCACGTCGACGACCGCCATCGACGTACTCTGCGTAGTCTTCCATACCTAGACGCATAGTCAACGACGTAGGTGTTCTCGTCGTCTCTAGTGGTTTGATAGATTGACGCAACTTACCACTCGCGTTTGAATCGTATGTGAATTTGCCTCTTCGCTTAGGTTTGTCAAGTTGCTCTTGAAGTTGTAGCGTGACACCATTCCAAAAGTTTGCGATAATCTGATTCAGTTTGCTGTCTCCTTTAGTGACGAAAGAGTCTGCTCGTTCGCCTAAGCCGTTCAAAAATTCATCAAAAGTCATTCAACATCTCTATCAAAAGTGGGTGAGGGTAAACGTCTATCTTGTCTTTGCGTACTGAGTTATGTGTGAAGACACCATTCTTGCCCGATAGAGCGCGTTTTGTGACTTGCCAAATATCTTCGTTGTACGTTAAATCAATAGCGTATTTGTCGCGCCATAACAAGAGCAATTCTTTGACACTTGCGATTTGTTCTTTTGTGTAGTTCTCAAAGTACGTGTAGCCTTTGTAAGGTGTGTCAAGTTTACACACATCTTTGACTTCTTTGTTCACATAGTTGTAGAACTTAGAGCCTTTTTGTGTTAAATATCCCCAATTACAAATCTCGATACCGATTGAGTTCTTGTCTAGATTTGTGTAAGGTAGACCTAAGAAGTGCGATGACTTCAAACCTAAGTGATACGCCCAAAACTTAGAGTCAAAGCCTTGTACGATTTCACCTGAGCGAGAGATAGCGACACAAGTAGCGACGTTGACTTTGTCTGCATCCCAAAACTTAAACGTCGACACAGCATCTGCGCCACCTGCTGTGTGATGAAGATAGATTTGTTTCTTCGTTGACTCTTCTTTGTTAAAGCCCTTGAATGCTGTTTGCTTGATATTCATTTGTGAGTCTAGTTAAGTACCAATTTGCTTTCTTTAAGTCTTCAAGACGATTCTTTTTCTCAAAACGCCACACGTATTTCAAGACGTTGCCTTTGAGATACCCGTAGAATGCTTCTTGTGTCATACTTGCTTTGATTGCTTCTATTGCTTCTACGTCACCTGTCTTGTAGTGGTTTGGATTTATCGCATCTTTTTCCATCGAGTCGCAAAAGTATAAAAGTCTTCGTCAATTATCAACGAGTGACCACCATTTAAGAAGAGTTGAGTGTGTTCGTGATACGCGCTTATTGCTACAACTTGACGCAAGTCAACGAGACCTTCTTCAAGATACTCTATCAACTCAGCATCAACGCCTATTTCTAGAAACGCTTGGTCGTTTCTTTCTTCGTGTACGATTAAGACATCTACAATCATAGCGTTTTGTGTGTGTAAGCGTGAATCTTTCGTGACGTCTTCTCGTCGCGATACGGTTTCATAATCAACCAACGACCACCGATAGGTTTTGGCGATGCACCTCGTTCGATGTGCCAACCTTTTGAGCCGTCTCCGTACTCTTCTTTGTACGCACTTGTACGAATCATTAAAATATCGCGCAACATCACCGTGTCGTGGTGTGTCAACTGCTCTACCGTATACGTCATCTCGTAGTCTTCGTGAACGTGACCCATCCAAATTGCGTCAGCACCTTCAACGTTGACACTCATTCTGTTGTGTTGAATAGTTCCACGAGTTACCGCACCACCGCCACCGAAGCCGTGCATATATTTAATCTTGAATGATTGATGACTTGAGCCATCGTCGAATTGATAGCGAACCCACCCACCATATCCACCGACTTCAATGCTTGTCTCACACTTGTAGTTGAGCAAAGTCACAAATCGCTCAATGATGTCAGTCTCTTGACGCTTCAAGATTGCTGTCTCGTGATTGCCGTACGCTATCAACTTAATCAAATGAGCGTAAGGTGTAAACCAATCGACAGCCGTGTTGATAATAGCGTCGAAGTAGTTTGCGACGTTGTGTTCTTCACGTATGTCGCTCTTTGATTTGCGAGGGTCGTACGCACCTTGCATCAAGCAAAACAAATCTCCGTTGATAAGAATGTCGTGATTTCCTGATAGTGCTTCGTCGAGATGCTTCTTGAGTAATGCTCTGTCGCATTTAGGATTATCCCAATGCAAGTCAGAGATGAGAAGTACTTTCGTTTCTTCCCAATTTTTTTCAATTCGTACGACGTTATTTTTCTTCATAAGATGAGACCAATGACAAAAGCAACAATAGAGAACACGATGACTTGCGATTTTAACGTCTTCTCGTGCGTTCTAAGCGCATCAATTTCGATTTGCTTAGATTGTATACTTCGTGCTTGAATTGTTCGAATAGAGTCGATTTGTGCGATTTCGATAGAATCTAGCAAAATCAACTTTTGATAGACAAGAACTTTGCGTCTTGCTTTTGCGCCCTCAACGAGATAGTGATTCGCTTGTGATAGAGTCGATGTGTCGATGTAAATCGATTGCGCGTTTAAGTCCATCGCTAGTACGAGCGAAAGTGTCAACATACATCGTATCATACAAGTAAATAGAATCGTGAAGAAGTTGTTTCTTAAATCGTACTCTTTCGATAGTGTCTTCATAATACGAAATAGTCTCAATGTACATCGGTTCTCTCTCAATCGGCTTGAAAGTAAAGAACGCGTACACGACGCTACACAGGTACAACGCAACTATCAGCCAAGTAAGGAGTAGAAATTTGGAATTGGATGCCATAACCTGCGACAATGTCTGTTTTTGCGTCATAGAAAGGTTCTGCTGTGCTACTCACTATCAACTGAAAGTCTTCATCGTTGTTGTAGTGATAGTCGATTAGAGCCATTATATCAATAATTATTTGAGCCATATCACTCAACACTTCGATTGTGTTTGATTCGCTCTCGAATACCCTATCAAAAACTAGCAACGCAAAACGATAGTTGACGTAGCGACCATCACGAGTAGCCATATCAAAGCCGTCAGGTACTAACCACACAAGAGGGTAGAACTTGACCTCGTCGACTGCGAGATTGTACTCAGCACCGACAGAGAACTTGCCGACCATCTTATGGCTTTCGACTTGCGTTCTGATTTTTGCTATGATTTGATTTAGTGTCATTCTTTAAGAATTTGATGAGTTTGGCTTCGTTGTTCTTTTGCCACTTATTATCTCTCGTCGGACGGGAAGTCATAGTTCCAAAAACAATCGTCATAGTCAGTAGGTAAATAGATACCGCCTACAAATGTAGTGCTTGAAGGTCGTATAGTATCGAACGTAGAACCCGGATTCAAAAACAATGGGTAGTCGTTCGTGTATTCTCGCAAGTAATCTCTTAAACGATTCGCGTAGTATTCTGCTTTGTCACGATAGCGGTTCTCTAAAAGTGTCAACTCGTCTACACTTATCGCTCTAGCGTTGTCACTCTCTCTACTTGCTACGCTCTTATTCATCAATTTGAACGTCATAGGAAGCATCGCTTCGCACAAAGTATAGTACTTCAAGCAAGGCGCAATATAAGAGTCTAGAAGCGTCGTATTTAAGTTTGTCAAAGTTCCTGCAAACGCTTGAGATTGCAACTGATTGTATAAGCCACTACCTATGATGTCACGAATGTAGATTTCTTGACTCTCTTTTATCGCGTTCTTTAAGAGTTTGTCGTCTACGTTCTCATTGATAGGCGTGTTGTCCTTCAAATATGTTGTCGAAACGAAGTATACAAAGTTTGTCATTTTCTTCTTCTTACTACTTTAGATGCCCAAATGTGACGACAAGATGGTCTATGCACAGCAGGTGATGAATCAGGGATTGTGTACCAACCACCGCGACGCTTCCATACGTCATAACCTAGCAAAGCACTCATCGCGTTAATATCTTCACGAGAATACACTCTATCTACACGAACAACGCTACGACAAAATTCACGAGATGTGTCGATAATGATGTCGCCTTTTGTGTTTGGTGCTTTCTCGTATTTGTAACGTACGAGCAATTCAGTCTCGATGTCTGCGATTTCTCTCAAGCCATCGTCTGTAATTGTCAGACCACCCTCAGCAGGTTGAATCATACCCGTCTTGTTCAAGTTGTCTATTGCTTGAGACACTTTCATCAAGTCAGCATCAATGATGTTGACAACTTCGCCTATCGTGATACCCTTGTTTTCTTTGATAGTGCTTAGAACTGCTTTCTCAATGTCAGTAGCAAAAGACATTTTTACTTCTTCGAATGCACTTGCTTCTTCACCAAATTGAGCGAATACTTTCAAGTCGCGCTCGTCATCCCATCCGAAAGGGTTTGACTTAGATAGTGCAACAGGTGATGCACTTTCTAGAGCGTCTCCGTTTGCGATAGGTGCAAGGCCTGCAAGTTGACGCTTCTCGTTGATTGTCATATTCGACAACACGTTGTTTGCAACCAAAGGACTCAAAGAGTTGATTGCGTCGTTCAAGTTTGATTGAATCTTCACTTGTGACAATTCAGGCAATCCCAACTCACGACGTGCTTCTTCATTTGAAATCAAGTTACGAGTATACAAGTCTAAGTAGTCAAGACCTAGAGGCGGTTTGTTGATTGTTTCAAGTTTGACAGGCGAGATGAAAGAGAACAAGTAAGTCAACTGCTCATCCATTTTCATTTGACGAGGCTCTACATACGATTGTTGAAACATCTCGTACGCTTCAATCATTTCAGAACGACCACCTAGTTGCGATTCTACGCGTACACCAAACAACATTGGTGAGTTGACTTTGTGACCTACAAAGATTTCTTGTTGTACCGTTTTATTTAAGATGTCGAATTGCTTATCAAAGTCGCTAGGTTGAATGTTTGTCACAATCGACTCACGCTCGTTTGCGTCGTTGTACATAAGAATCAACCCACCTGCGTTGTCTGTACCTTGATAAGAGTCTTTGAAGCGACGCTTTGCTTTTCTGGCTTCTTCAGGTGTTGGTACACCCTTGAACATTTGTATCAAAGTTTGAGCAGAGAATCCATTCTTGATAGAGTTCAAATGCCAATTCGAAATCTCTGTGTCAATCTCAATGTATTTCAACGCACCGACGTAGTCAGGTAATGGGTATACACCACCACCGGGACGATACATCTTGTAGTAAAACAACTGCTTTGACTCACGAGTGTTCTCATTGAATGGGTTATAGTGTACAATCTCTTCACGACGATTCGCCCAATCTTCTGAGTAGTAGTAACAATCGTCTAGACCTACTCGAACGTTCTTGAATGGTATGTGATACAACTCAGCGATTTGAGTCTTTGCGCGATTCCAAATGACTTCAACTGCAAAGCCATTGAACAACTCTAAATCGTAAGCGATTTTTTGCTTGACTTCTTCGAATGATTCGTAAGTGTTAATCGACTTAAGTTTTGACTCTGCTTTTGCGATGTCTTGTGTGTTCTGTGCGACGATTGCAGTTCCTACGCCTGCGACGTATGACGCTTTCGCTGACACAATCGCGTTGTGTTTAGGCGATTTAGAGAACAAGTCAACTAGTAAATCGGGGTACAAGTTGTCGTCACCAAAATTGAATATGTCTTTCGCCTTATTCTCTTTGAATGTCGGTAGTTTATTCTCGTGAAATTGAAGTCTTTCGAAGTTCATTACTAGTAAATAGCGTTTATTCTTTTTTGTCTTTGATAAATAGCATCATAAAACCACCACCTAAGAAGACGCTCACTTCACTCAATGTCGCTTTCTCAAGATACACTAGTACAAATGACGCTACAATTACGCCAATGCCTAGAGAAGTAGTCTTCCAATTCTTGAAGATTCTATCAATCATTTGCCTTGACCTTTGTACGGCTTTGCGCTTTTGTGTTTGTTTGCTGACTTTGTGTGACGACGCAGTTTATTCTTTGGCTTAGGTCGCCACACACTAACAGCACTAGACTTTGCCATCTAGTTTATCAATTTTTTTCGCGTAGTAACGAATCGCAAACAAGCCCGATACAATACCAACAATAGCCAAAACAAGCGAAAACAAAGGTTGCCAAGTAGCCGCAAAATGTAAGACAGCAGACGAGCAAGAGATGCCCGTCGCGATGTTAGCGATTGTATCGTTCTCAAATTGTCTCATCGCTTGACGCAACAGGTTTCAAGGCGTTCTCATACGCATTGATTAGAACTTTGACTTCGTCAAGTTGCATCAACAAACTCGCTTCTTGTTGTTTGAGTTGCTCTAATCGTTGTTGCAAATGTTCCATTATGCTTCTTCGGTTGCGGGTTCTTCGGTCACAACGGGTGCGGGTGCAATACTCCAAGTGTATGAAGCGATGTTTGCGTAGTAGGTATCAACGCCCAAAACTTCATCCGCAGTTGGGTCGTTTACTGCCAACACACCACGCCAAAAACTTGATGCGATTACAACACCGTCTTTTACAACATCCGTAGTTTTACGAACTTCAATCGAACCATCGGCTTTTACATTGAAAGCACTAATGTAAGTTATTTCTTCTATCATAATTTTTATTTTTTAAGGTTATACAAAGTAAGTTAATGTTCCAACAAAAGAATCACCATTTGTCAAAACTTTATCGTTATCATATCTACGCAATATTCCTTGTGTGCTATTTGAAAACGCTAACCATTGCCACATCTTACCACTATTCGTTGCTTCTCTTACAGCCCCCAATGCTAACGGTGATGAAGTTTGTGATGTAAACGGATAACCTGTAATTTCGTCAATTTCTGCTAATAAGGTTGTCGTAAAAGTTATACGCATTGTAAGAGTTACAACTTTGCCAATTTTGGTATAACTTCCACTTGATGTATATGCTGAAACACTACCCGAATTTAATGTGAAGTTAGGCGTCCAAGTCCCCTCCTCGTAATCATCAAGGGCGTTTGCGGCTGCGGTGTCGCCGTTGAATGTTACTCCGTTTGCAGTAATGCGGAAACGCTCGGTTGCACCCTGAGCGGAAAACAATATATCCCCCGATGAGCGTATACCTAATTGAGTTGTAGCACCTCCCGAAATGCAACTACCCGATCCGATAATTCCTACTGTATCATTATATCTAAAAAAACTTGCTGTGGAAATGTTAATACTACCAATAACATCTAACTTTTCAACAGGCGAACTCGTGCCTATGCCTACATTTCCTGATGCGTCAATACGCATTGCTTCGGTCGTTCCCGATTGAAAGATAAGGTTGTTTGAACCTGCTGCGCTATAAATCAAACCCCGTTGAGTAGAACCCTCTTTGAAGTACAACAACGGTGAACGATTGGATGTTGATGCCAATACTACTTCGGCATTGCCGTCATTGCTACTTGCCAAGAAACGGCTCGCAACATCAAGGGTGGCAGCAGGAGATGAGTTGCCAATACCAACTTGTGTAGTTGACATTGCCAATGGTGAATCATTGCCCAATCCATCACTTAATACTTTTGCCGTTGCACTTAACGGACCATTATCGCCTACCTTTATCAAGGCATCGTATGTTGTTGCGGGGGTTAACCCAGTTAATGAAGTTCCCATATTTATAAGTTCCAAAATTCGTTAATAGTTTCCCACTTCTCGGTGATAAGTTGCCATTGACGAGTGCCAACTGCAAACCCATATTGAGAGCGATTAATTCCAACGCCTAATCCTATGCCTTGTCTCATATTAATATCCGATTACTGAACCAGCAGAGATGACAAAGCCCGTGATTTTTGAAGAACCACCAGCGGGAAGATATGCACCTTGCACAAAAGTGATTGATGTCATTCCACGACTTGAGAGTACATTCACTCCGTCAACGCTGAATGATGTGAACACGGTGTTCTCTTGAACAACAAGAGCGGAATATCCGACTCCTGTCACCGTTGATGCGGAATGATACTTGAAGCCATCGCCACCAGCGATAATACTTGTTGAGTTGCTCATTGTATGTAGATTTTTTCTGTTAAAGTTGGAGTGTATTGTGTACTAGAAGTTGTTGTTTCTACTTTGAGAATACCTGTTTCGCAAAGAATGCCACCGCTTGTAGAGACGCTATATTCGTGTTCTCCTTCTAGAAGTGTAGCAGTTGTACCCTCGACAAATTGAAATTGATTGTAACGCTCTTTGTGCGTTGATACGTCAGTCAAAGTGCGAGTGACTTGTGTGAATGTTTGACGATGCGTAAAAGTAAAAACATAAGTCAAAGCACTTGCAATCTCTGTGAGAGTTAAGTACCAATACTTTGTTTGACCTTTATTGATTGTTAGCATCGTAAATAAATAGCAACGTCAAAATCTTGTAACAAAAAAGAGAGCGTCTTTCAACGCCCTCCTTTTGAAAACTAATATGAAATCAAGAACAACTACAAATATACATTAAATACCTAACGCAGTCACTACGCTAGATTGTAATTTGTAAGGTGCTTCTGCTTCGATTGCTGACAAAGTCACTTCGTAACCATTTGAATCACCCATAGCCGTTCCGCTATTTGCAACCATTGCAGTCACGTCGCATCCGTATTCGTTACCTACTAACCAATAAGCGTCGTTGTTGTCACGTACGATAGTGTACGTGCGACCTTGTGCGAGAAGTTTCATCTCGTTTCTTTTGCTAGTAGACAAGCGACGCAATTTGAATGCTACGTCACATTGATTGAAAGTAGTACCATTCTCGACGCTCACGTTTGTAGTGTTTGTCAAAGAACCTGTACCTTTAGGCAATTCGTAGTCATAAACGTCACCACTTGCGACGGTGGTTGCAGTAACTTCGCCACTCGCAATAGTGAACTTTGAAGCAGTCCACGAAATCAAGTGGATGCTCTTAATACCTCCGATTGCATCTTTGCAATCTAGAGTGAAACCTTGAGTGAGAAGACAAGCCATTGTTTATGATAGATTAGAGGGTGAAATATACAACTTCGCTAGGGTAAGCAACTTGAACACCATACTTGAAAGTAGTACGGAAACGAACTTCGTCGTTGTCCTCAGAGTACCACAATTTGTATGACTCTTCTTCGTTTGCTAAGTCAGTACCTACAAAGAAGTTGCTCAAAGAACCTGCAACGATTTTGCTAGTACCACTCAAACCACCGACAGCAATCAACTTCATATTTGTACCGGGATAAATCATTTCCATTGCTTCACTTGCTTCAACAGCGTAGTGGAACAAGTTAGCGTTCTTCAAGTTAACCAACATCAATTTGAAAGCATCAACACCGATGAAGCAAACCAAGTCAGACTTTGTAGCAACACGAGCAGGAATGTTCGCGTAAACTTGGTCTAAGATGTCGTCGATATTTGCGCTAGTGATAGAAGCAAAAGCAGTTGGTGCAGAGTTAGCCAATGTTGGAGAAGCGGCCGCAATGATTTTGTTAAAACCATCAAAACGATTCAAGTTAGGGTTACCACTTGCAGTGTCACCTTGCCACATAGCAATCTCGATGTTCTCAGCGATGACAGCAGATTTCTCAGAACCGATTTGCTCTTCGAAAGGAATCATAGTAGGAGAACCTGCCATAATTTGAGTTTGCATCCACTTTGCTTCAAGAGTCTTAGGACACAAAGTCTCTTCAACTTTAACAGCACCAACGGTGATGTTTCTTTGAGTGAAAGTAGTAGCACCACTTGGATTGTAACCACAGCCGTCGGCTTGGAAGAAAACGGTAGAAGCCAACAAGTTCAAAGAAGCAGATGACTTAACACCTACTTGTACTTGACCGGCAGTTTGCAAGGTTGATGCGGTTTTAGAACCGAACAACGCTTTTACCAACAAGTCAGTTGACTGCTCGTTGGTGTAATTGTTCAAGGAAGATACAACGAATGACATAGTATTTTTTTTGTTTTTTTATTTGTTTATTTTTTCAATGCGTTTGCAAATTTCTTCAAGTTCTCAAATTGAGACTCAGTCTTTGTAGGCGCGTGTGGTTTCTTAGTAGGCTCGTCGCTAGGCAAGTCAAGAACTTTCTCAACCAATTCAACGACTTTAGACATCGCTTCTTTGTGAGATACTCTCTCAGCAACCAAAGACTCGATAGAAGCAGTCAAAGCGGAGATTTTAGACTCAAGACTTTCTACTACTTCGTTGAAGTGAGATACGGTTGCGAACTCTTCAGTCGCTACAACTTCGATTTCGATTTCAGGTACTTCGATTTCGGGCTTTACGATTTCTGTCACAATTCCATCAAGAGTAGTGACAAGAGTACCATCTTCAAGTTCGTGAGTTGCGTTTGGTGCAGGAATATCGCCCTCAGCAGTTTCTACCATTACGATAGTACCTACTGACAACTCGCCTTCCCATTTTACGATTGTACCATCTTTCAACATCGCTGTGTCGAAAGAGATACTTTTTTCTTCTTCAAATCCCAACAATGTGCGGACTTGCTTCAAAGTTTCTTTTGCGTTCATCATAGTAAAATATATTTTTTGTTTTTGTGTTGCAATTTTATTGACCATCCCATTGAGACAAGATGCGCTTGAGTTGCTCGATGACTTGTAAGTCTTCGTTGAGTTCGCTTACAAAATCAAAGACACCTTCGACAGAGAAGCCCTTGAACTCTCCTGCTTTGACTTTTGCCCACACGTCATCATTGTCTATTAAGTAAGAGACAAACCACGAGCCGTCTGCTACGTCATCATAGCCTTTTGGAGGCATAACACCTCTTTCTCTGTCGACTATGTAAGACTCGAACAAAGACACACCTTCTTCGATTGGTGTTTTGTGATGTGCGTTGACGCTGTCGTACTTGTTTGAACGCGCCCACTTTTTGGCAATCTTGAAGATAGACTCTTTGTCAAACACGACGTAGTACTCACCACGAATAGCGTCACGACGATAGATAGGCATATCTGCAATCATAGCAACACCACTCACGATGCGCTTCTCTTCGTCTTGAATAGAGAACTTCTCGCTCTTTAAGTCTAGAACTTTTTCACAATAGCGTAGCATTTCATCGCCACCCCATAGCAAGTACGAGATAGTGCCACACGCTTCTGTATCATTTGCGTTGTAGTATGTTTTCGCTCTAGACAAGTACGAATAAGTACGCTTGATAGTTTCAAGTGACAAATTGTCGCGATTGATTAATTGATTGGCTCTTGCTTTGCCCACTAGCGTTGCACACTTGTTGTCAACTTTCTCGTTTAAGTCGATACCACGTTGAGCGTTGTCGATTGCGCCTTGTGGATAGTCTTCAAAGAATGTTTGTTTGTCTTGATACATAGCGTAGCAGATTGCGACTGCTTGTTCGTTGTCTTTGCCCTCATTAACCATTACAGGTATACAACGCGCAACAAACTCTTCTTCGCTCTCATTTGCTTGTGGTTCTACAAACTCTTGATTGAATGCTTGAAAGTCTCTCTCGACTGCCGGTGCTTCAACAAGCGACACAAAGTCAATGCCTGTTTCTTCGTCAAACTCGTTGATGTCTAGTCGATAGATAGGTAGATTCATAGTCTTAAATAGCGTTTATTTGACAATAGATACTTTTTTGTTGTTCGATACTTGTTGTTGAGTGCGCGTGATGTCGCCTTCTAGAACGTATACTCGTTGTTGTTGAGTGAGTTGTTCGTTGCCTCCTTGTTGAAGTAGAGACGATGTCGTTTGTGGTGCGCTCATTTGTGGTACACCACCACCACTTTGTTGAGTTGCTTGTTGTGAATTGAACTTTGTTGCTTTAAGTTTTGCTATTTGAGCGGCACCAAATGCACCTGCGAGACTTGCTTGAATGAAAGGGTAAGCAGGAACGGCAAGAGTAATCGGTGAATCTTGCGCAGTCTTGAACGCGTTTTGTACACCCTCGATTGTTGCCATAATAGTCGACGCAATCTTCATCGCTTTAGAGAAGTTAAATGCTCTCTTTTGTGACTCTTCGTCTTTACGTGCAAAAGTCTCAGCGAGTTCTGCGCTTACATCAAAGAACCCTTGAGCAAAGTCAATCAACTCATCATAGTGCGCTTTCACTAGAAGCGCGTATTTTTCTTGCTCTGTGTATTCTCTGCGATAGCGTTGTACACTCAACGTAGTCTTTTGCGCTTCTTTGAACTCGTGGTCAAAGATTTCTCTGTTAATACCTTTTTGAACATTCTTCAAATCTTTCTCGCGCAATTCTTGACGCTTGTAGTTGTATATGTTCTCAAGTACGAGAAGTGCTTCTTGATTGTCTGCGTATTGCTTACGTGAGTTTGCGTACCATTGTTGCAGACCTAGTATCTCTTTGTTTGCTTCGTCTGCTTGAAGCATTCTCAACTCTTGATTCAACGTACGAACTGCATCGCGACGCTCTTTTGCTCTGTCACTTGCTTCTTTTGCTCTGTCTGCGTTGTACTTCTTCTCGTCTTCTGCAAGAATAGCGAGAGCGTTCTTTGAGTCTAGTATGATTTTGCCCCATTCTTTCTCCTTATTCTTGCCGTAGTTTCTACGTGCTTGAGCAAGTTCGTTGTCTAGTTTCTCACGTTGCTTCGTAAACGCACCAACTTCGTCACCTCTCGCTTTCAAGAGTGCAATTTCTCTGTCTAGTTGCTCGTTGTTTTTTTCAGTTGCTTTGTTGTACTTCTCAAGAGCGCGTTCACTTGCGCTTGTGATGCCTACAAAGTCTGTAAATTTCTGTACAAGACCACCGATAAAAGTAGCAAACGTAGACAATCCGGGAAGTAAGCCCATCACTGCGCTTTTTAGTTTGTCAAAATTTGCAATGATAAGAGTCAACGCAATACCAATGACACCAAACGCAAGAGTCGACATACGACCTAGAGATTGAAACGCTTGAATCACACCACCTTTAATGTTCTTCGCTATCGCTGTAAATTGTTGTTGTATTTTGCCAAGTCCTTCGAGTCCGTCAGCAAGTGCCATCGCGCCTTGAAGTTTGACCATCGTCTTTTGCAAGTCTTCGCTCTCGCTACCGAATAGAGCCATTGCACCTTGAGCGGCTTGAAAACCACGAGCGACACCTTGTACGATTGTTTGTACTTGAGCGAACTTGTCGGGATTGACAGCGGAGACTCGGTCATTGAAGTCTTCCATTCTGTCGCGCAGTTTTGCAAGTTTCTTCTCCGCTTCGACTGCTTCAGGCGAAAACTCGCCAAAAGTTCGAACTGCTTCTTGTGCTTCTATCGTCGCTTGACGAATCTCGCCTTTGAATCCTTTGAGATTCGATTTGACTTCTAGTTCTACGGTTGATTTTATTGCCATTAGTGTCCTTCTCCTATGATGTAAAATTGTGAGCCATCAGTTGTGATGACGTCGTATGAATGATGAGTTGTTTGAGTGTGTGAATCACTTCCGTCAATTTGTGCGCTTGTCGCTGTGTTAATTGTAACTTGATGACCACTCAAAGGTTTCTTGATTATCCACGTCTTACCACTCAATCCTGTCGGGTCAGGCAGAGTGATAGTGACATTGCCACCACTTGTGTCAACAAGAATCAACCAATCGTCTTTCGTGACGTTGTAGTTTGTTGTCTCTGTGCGTACTGCACCACCACTCAAGAAAGATGGGTACATTTCGTAGTTGCCTACGTACAACGTGTCAGGCTTTGTCACGGCAAAGTCATTGCAGACGATAGCAGTCGAGTTGTTTGCGCCTTCTAGAAACGATGTATTCACGCTAGAGAACGCACTTGAGTTGTCGTTGTTTGACGATTGTACAATGCCTTCACCGACGAAGACACCTGAGCCACCATTTGTAGTGCCTACTGAGACGCCCTTGATGCCGGGCTTGATTGGTATGTTACCACCGGGATAGATGTCGCCATAAGTCTCGCCTTGTTGACCTTGACCTGTACCTGCACCGATTGTCTTTTGAGTTACACTAGCAGGTTGTATGAACTGCGCAAGTAAGAACTCGCACAAGTACACAGAGTCACCATTCGGGTCGTAGTCTTCAATCTTATTCAATCGCCAATACTGACCTTCAAAGAAGTAAGCGTCTGAAAACGACAAGTTCAAGTAGTCTTTCGTCGTGATGCGAAAATACGCTCTCAAAATCTTTGAGTTCTTCGACGTGATTTCAGTCAAGAAGCGATAGTAGTACGTATTGACAAGATTCGCGTTTGTGTATTTGTAGCCTGCACCTAGACCTATCTCACGAGGCATACCAAAATTGATGTCAAACGTAGGGTTTGAAATAGAGTCAAGATGCGTAGTGACAGGAATTGAGAAACGATTTGAACGATTCAAACCTACACCTGCGTATTGTGCGTATAGCATCCAATTCACACCACTGACTAGACCTGAGTAGTACATCACTCGTAAGTCACCATCTTGAGCGTTTGGTACATACGACAACACAAAGTTCTTTTGTGAGTTGTAAGAGCGTATTTGAGTAGGTGAAAAAACGACTTCAATCTTCTTCTCTTCTTTGACGAACTGATTCTCGACTTGATATGTGCGAGAGCCGTATGTAGTTTGATACGATTCTTGATACAAGACGTTTGCTTCGTCTTTGCCTTCTTTGTACGAGAACTTGTATGGGTTTGCTTCTAGTTCACCCATCGGCACAATCTCGACGCTTTGAGAGTAGTCAAGTTTTTTCGTCCAATCTAGTTGAGAGCCATTGTAGAACTCGTCTCTTGGTACGATTCTCAACTCTTTGGGATTGTCTCTATCTGCTTCAATATACAAATTGAACATCTTGACAAAAGAGAGCAACAAGTCGCTTTGTTTTACTTCGCTATTCAAGAAGACTGAGAAGTCTACCGTCTCACCATAGCCGTAAGTGAACGCAGTCAAGTTGTTCTCAAGATACGAGCCTATTCCTATCGTCAAAGAGAATTGGCTATTTGTCAAGTTGTAACTATTCGCGTTGTCGTATACTTGAACGAGTTTGATTTCTACGATGTCATTATTCAATAACGTGCTAGGCGAGAAGTACAAATTTATCGAAAACGCAGGTGAGCCAAAGTCTACCGTGATAGTCGCAGTCGTACGCTTTACTCCGTTAACATACAGACCAAAGACTAGCCAAATGTCTTCTTGATATACAGGAATATATCCCGTTGAATTGTAGTTTATTTCAAGCGCAGTCTCAAAAACATAGTTACCGCCTACGGGTGCGACATATTGACCTGTCGTTGTGTTGTAGTTGTTGCCGTTGTCGTAGTTACCTGCTGTTGAATCGTTTTGAAAGATAAGCGTAGACGACAAATCTAGTGATTGCGCTGTCGTGATTCTAGATGCTTTGAAACGTCTTGCTTCGAGTATCGCTGAGTCGATAGTCAACGACGATGGCGGAGGCAACACAAGTCTCTTGAATCTATCGCTATTGAAGAACGAGTCGTTCGTGTAAGTGTACGACGCATTCGAGAACATCTTGTCTACGATAGTCTTTGCGTACAAGCAAGGCGTGAACTCGTTTGTCTCCCAAAGCGTGATGTTGCGAGGATGACCTTTGTCTATCATTGCGTACATATAGCCATCACCATATGAGAACGCTTGAGTAGAGCCGTTCTTGTAGATTTGAGTTGCCCACGAATCAATGACGTTGCCACTAGATAGCGTGTGATTGTACTCGCTAAAATCTAGTGCGTTCAATTTGCGCTCACTTAGAGTCGTAAACAAGTCAGCAGTTTGACCGTGAAGTGTAACTTCGTATGTGATGTGCGTTGAATCGTCAACTTTAATC